GTTTTCCGAATTGCCGGGTGACAATTCAGATATCAACTCCTGTGCCTTCTCGCGTGTGCTGTCCGGCATGGCTGGGTTTCGGTCATCGAAAAGGACAGACAACTCACCTACCGTCAAGTCCTTGGCGTATTTTGTGTGACAGAAGGATATGACATCGAACACGTCCTTCATCTCCCGCGAAAACATATCGCGGTTCACTATGTTAGCTACCTTACCAAAGAATTCACTACTTAGGCAGAAACCTAGTATCTGTTTATCGGTTGACTTGGCGTCGTAAGAAATCATCCCGTTCGTCCTTTTCCATGTTTTTTAAGTCATTATTCAATACTGCTAGCTTGGCGGATATGCCCGACTGTGACAGCACTCTCACTACTTCTATTGCCTTGTCGGTGGCATCCTTGTCAAGCGCGACAATAACCCTACTGTAACTACGCAGTGTATCGATGTGATCCTGTAGTAGGTTTGTACCTAAGAGCGCGACTCCTGTCGCGATATTCGAAGAAGCGCATGCACTAGCGCAATCTTCAACGACAACGGCACAAGTATGTTCGCCGCAAAGAAAAGGGTGTTTACTATTAGCGTAACGATACCACTTAGGTCCAACTCCATTGATCAATCTCCCTACTGCATCTACAACTATGCCCCGCTTCTTGACTAAGAAGACGGCACGATCTTTTTTGATATCATATCGAATGTCCACTCTGTTTGCCAAGTAGGCGTCGTAACATCCTACCTTTCGCAGATATAACTCTGCGTCTACACTGCGGGATAGCTTCACAAACGTGTGAGGTATTTCGAATACACTATCAGTCGTTTCGGGTACAGGCTTGGACCGCCTCTTCTTAAAGACATTGGCCGCGTAATCTTTATCTAGCGTGACACCTGTTCGACCTTTGACATTACAGTCAGCGTGGAAACAATACCACAACCGCTGCGTACCATCGTCAGTGACACTGAATGTATTCTTGGCCCCACACACCGGACAGTCGTATCGTGCAGTGGTTAGGGCGGGGATTGGTAAGGACTCTACATGTCCTGCCAACCACGGGGGCGTCTCTTGCATCTGTAATCTCCTATCGTCAAAGACTTGGCGGGACAGTAATCGACACAGGAAACCCTGTCAACGATAAATTTGTGCTTGACGACGGTTGACAAATCCGCTACCCCATTAGGAGAGTAACCTATAGGGGAAACCCCATTATGAAGAAGATTAATAAAATCAACCCTATAGCTAAACAGTTAAGAAGATTTAGTAAACAGATTGTCCCCGATAAACGTAGGGATAAAGAAGACAAAAGACTGACAAAGGAAACACGCGATGCCAAGACCCAACAAGATTCTTGAGCCTACGAAAACTTACAATTTACTGATGAAGAAAGATCAGTATGATAGACTAAGCAAACACGCAGAAGACATGCAGAAGGTTAGCATTGAACAAGTAGCAGTCGCTGACTTAATCCGTGACGCCATTGATGTTTACATCGAAGTGTTGGACGAGGAACGAGATGAAGATTAAAGTATTTAAGTACAAGGGTGAAGACCTACTGCCGTACGTCAAGTCTGAAGATGGAAGACATGAAGTTATCGCTGCAGTGTCTTCTGTTCGCATTGGCGAAACCGAACGAGAATTGGTTAAATCAAAACACTGTGTAGACTATCCGCGCTGGGTTGCACTGTATGTTGGCCGAACCGAAAAAGAATGCGTAAGGTGGCTTGACAAACACAAAACACTGGTGCTAAAACTATGTATACCCTACGAAGTCTTTTAATGTCCTTTTGGGCTTTGTAGGGTACACTCCTCAGTTGTTGCCAAACTGGAAAGGGGGCTGGTCTTTTGACTGGCCCTCTTTTTTTGTGTTGACGTATTGTTTTGATACCTGTATGGGTAAGTAATCGAAACGCCAACACACAGGAGATTGGCATATGGAAATTTCAAATAATCAGCGGTCAGACTTGCTCCGTGTACACGGCAAACTGCGTAACGTCATCAATTACGTAGATGATTGCAGAGACATCAACGTGTCTCATTTGCGTGATATCGAAGAGGCTATCTGTGTTCTTCAACAAGTAGGAAGCTTCAAACCAAAGAAGAAACACGACGGCAGCAGCTTGTGGTGGACCGACTGGGTGTACGCAGAAGAGTCGGAGCCGGAAGATGACTAAGTGGTATCGACTTGTGATGGACAGCCGGTATAACCCGTTGTCCCACATACCCGACAACAACACACGGCACATGGTGATGCAGGTGTTGGCATGGATGTGGTGTATTATCTTTGCCATGTCCGTCGGGTCAATCACCGTCTTTGGCATCAGTGCCATAGCGCATGCCCTACTGATTGCTGGTGTGTTTATTACGGCGGGTGTTTTCGAAACAGCCAAGCGTAAGCCGACTTACTTTGGCGGTCTTGGCAGGGGCAATGGGGGTGAGCATGACTGAGAACCACGTTGAATCCTGCAAGTGCTGGGACTGTGGTGGCTGGGGAAAGGTCGAGTACGAAGAACCCCAGCCCGACCCTATCATGGGTGGTGAACTTGTTAGCAAGATAGGTCATTGCCATCTCTGTCACGGCGGCGGGGAACTCTATCGCGCCAAGCTAACACAGACAACAGTGATACGCGCATTCTTGACACAGGCAAAACACGCACTAGAAGACATCGACCTCATTGACTGCGGCCTTGACTTGGCATATGGCAGGATTAACGATGTGATCGGTGACGTTGAAAACTACGAACGAAAGGTAGGGACACGAGATGGGTAAAGTATCCGACTGGATGATAGAGATGGAAGAAGACGCATCCTACATGACGCGACAGGAATTCATGGATAAGCACGGCGAGACTGTGGCCGAAGTGTACGACGAACTTCAACTCAAGTGGCAATACGACCACGCCGAACCGGGGGAGCCGGATGATGTGGGTTGATCCGAAGGACGATCCGTTGCTTGATAATGTGGCTGACAAATTGGCTACACTGACAAGACAAATCGATGACGCAGATTGGCATGGCAAACCCGTGACAAACGCTCAACGCAACGAGGCAAAGCGGCTGACAAATATGCTACACAGGGGGGAACTGTGGCTACCAAAGTTCTGACAAATCTACGACGCTTACTTGGCAAACGAAGACAAGACAAACGCACGACACTAAATCCTAATTATTTGTGCGGTGTGTGTGCAGAACCGGCAATGGTCTATGCTGGCCCGCTGCTGCGCTGCCCGACGTGTTGGCTGCGGGAAAAAGGAAAGCAAATAAAACCGCTTGACCGGGGCGGATATTATCCCTAAGTTTCCCATATCGTTTTTAACGAAAGGACATGACGACATGAAAAAGCGAATACACGTCAATCAGCATGCGGTCCGGGGCAATGCTGTTAACGGTACAAATCTCCCGGCAATCAGTGTAAAAACATATAAAGAGAATATTACCGCTCATCGTGTGGAAATACACGGCGCGTCTAGTGTGGTATATTCTCCGGATAAACCATTGTCTTGTGGTGCCCGCGTATGGATTGAAACTGACGAATCCGTGACACTGCACGGCTTAGATAAAGAGAAGTATTCCCTTAGCCGGGACCGGATGGTGATATCATGAAACGCGCAACGATGATTGATCATGAGCGCATGGTTCATAATGTCATGGCATGCTATCGCGCTGCGGATGACTTGCAAATTGCAGAAGGCTTGTTGTGGTATTCAGACGCACAAAAACAGGCGCATATTATCGCGGCCAAGTATGGCATCGCGGTCTATATTGTGGTGGCTGTTATCTCTGCCCTATCACCTAACAACAAATGGTCACGCAATTTGACAAACGCCGACGCTTTGATTGCCGCTTTCCTGCGCGGTGACGGAATCGACGCTGTGAAGGTTTCCACCTATCACGCTATGAAGAAGAAGGCTTGGGATATCTTGGCGGCGCGTCCGGACTATGACGGGGCAAAGCGCATGTTGAAGGGGCAAAAGATAACGTCCTTTTTCTGCGACATCATGGGCGAATTCAACGTCACGATTGACGGCCACGCCCGCAATATTGCCTATGCTGAAAAGGTAGGCTTGACCGATGATCGTACTAATATCGGCGTCCGTGAATATCGCGGTCTGCAGGCTGCATACGAAGAAGCCGCGCAACGCTTGGGCCTTATGCCCTATCAGATACAGGCAATCACTTGGCGCGTCTGGCGGGATCGGTGGGGGATCACTTGACAAACTGGCGACACTAAATGACAAACCGGTAACACTATAAAATCCGGTATTGTTTGGAACTGTGCTGGTCTGTTCAGTGGTGGGGGCCACGGGATCGGGCGCGGTGGATCGGCGGCGAGTCGCGGGGCCAGTCGATCATCAACGAATCAAACAAAATGTTTTGTAATGTGCAAATTTTGTGCCATGATTCAATCAGTCGCCGCAGCAGCGGAGACGGCAAGCAATGGAAAAGGACATATTATCATGCTTGATTTAGTAGAGAACAACGCAGCAGCGCGTATGCAAATGCAGGATGGGGACATTTATACAGCACGGCATAATGACCCGGCTGACGTTTCCCTTTATGATCAGTATGCCGCAATAAACAGAGTGCCGCTTGATGCTTTGTTGCCGCGCAAATTACACGCTGACTATTTAGAGCCGGGGCAGACAATCGAGGAGCCGGTGCGGCTTGATAACTATTCCGCTCTGATGAATACAGTGACCGGGGCGTTACTGGATACCGCGCCGATCGGCAAGCACTATGCCCTAGTGCCGCATGCGCCAGTGTTTGCGGAACAGGCCCGCCAGCTAGAAGCCAGTGACATGCCGACTGGTAATGTTGAAGTGTTGGACCGGGTTTTCGGGCATGGTAAGCGCGTTCACCGGACCATTGTTTTTCACGATCTGCAACACGCCGTCACCAATCGGGCAGGGATTGAAGACAATGTAAGGTGCCGCATGGATATTTTTAACTCCGTAGACAAGTCATGGGCGTTTCAGATATTCAGCGGGGCATATCGTGACTTGTGCCGCAATACGTTGGTTTTCGGCGGGCAGAAGGCTTATCATCAGCGGAAAATACACAAGGGGGAAATATCGCCCGCCGCTATGATTGCCAAGGCTACCACCGGCCTTGAACACTGGACAGAAAACAGTGAGCAGATGAAACTGTGGCAGTCAGTAGGGCTGACCGATAAGCAGTTTTCCGACATCTTAAAGGAAACCATCTGCCACAAGAAAACAAAGGCGGCTGATGTAGAGGCCACGCTTGCCATCAATGAGCGCCGCTTAAACTGGTTGCTTGAACGGTTCGGGGAAGAGAAGGCAGAACTGGGGTCCACTCTTTGGGGCGCTTACAATGCTTTGACCCACTATGCAACGCATCTGCCGATGAGCCGAGACAGCAACACTAACCGGGAACTAGTCGCCAGCCGCCGCAATAATGAAGTGCGGACGGTTATTGATTCGCCCGGCTGGCAATACTTGGAAGGGGTCGCCGCATAATGAAGTTGCTTGTGGCTATCCATAAGACAATCACAACGGCACTATTGCTTGTGCTGTTTAGCTTACTTCTAATCGCAATATGGTAATGAAAGGACATCACCATGAATTATCCTACCCACTTAATCGCAGCTTTTAAGAAGCTTACCGATGATTTCGAAACCGCAATTAGGGCAGACGAGCAGAAGCGCTTGATTGCCAGTTTTAAGGCAGGCTATCCGGCCACGGGCAGCAATACCGATATGCACGGCCAGCCGCTGCAGGAATTGCGCCTGCAGCCGTCCGGTCCCTTGCCCCGTTCACTGGCCCGGATGTTGCACGTGTTGCAGGTTCGGACCTATCCGGTCACGCTGCACACGCTCGCCAAGGAATGCAGGACGACGCCCAGCGCAGCCAGCAAGCGCTTGTCTGATTTACGGGCACGGGGCTATGTGATCCGGAAGAGCCGGACGCCCGGTCATAAGATCGTGAATTATTCGCTTGCCGCTAATCAGTAAAGTGTGATTATAATGCGGGGCGGGTCGTTGTTGGCCCGCCTCGTAACTTGCAAGAGGATATGCAATCAATGGAACTGAACATTTTCGCAAAAGCTAAAAACGTCTCCACCGCGCACAAAGGCAACGCAGAAGTTACCTTGCACACAACCATCCACAATGATTTCAAAACAGTGAAGCTGACCGGTTCAGATCAGTATGGCAACCCGATTAAGGTGGTTGTCTTTATGGATGTTAAGCAGCCGCTGAAGAAGCTTAAAACATACGCTTTCAACCACAAGGAATAATCTAGTTACCCAGCCGGTGAGGGGCTAATATCCCGGCATCTTCCTCTGTAACCTTGCCCCGTCACTAGCTGGCGGGGTCTTTTTTTGTCTAGCCTTTGGATATGTCCGGAAGGCTTTGTACGGGCTGTATATTCCGGGATTACCCCTGCCCGATGGTTGTTACTAATAGCCCCATCAACCACCCGGCTATAAAATTAAACGTATGACAAACCCTATACACGGGCGCACGTGCGGGCGGGTTGCGGTTTGGTTTTGGGGTTGTGTGGTGGGTTGTCCGGCAGACTGTCAGCAGCGGTCTGGCAAATCATCACCGATAAAAATATGTGGGATCGCGTGTGGGCGCGCATGGGCCACGGGGGGGACCGGTATATGTGCTAGCAAACCCGACATCAATTTTGTATTTGGAGAGTTACCGATATGGGCCAAAACAGTGCCCTACACACGTACCAAAACAGTGTGTATATATACCCCGGCGGGTAGTACCCTTATTCTATATGTGGATTCACGAAATGTCAAGCCCGAAAATTTTTTTGCTTGACAATTATTTGACACATACACATAATATGGGTGTAGGTTCGCTCACAAATTAGCGCATCTCGCCACCTTCACTGTTTTTCACACGGGAATGACGGCTTTCGGTGGGCCATAGCCTACACCTTTCACTGATTTGGTACGAATTATGAACCTTTTGCCGCAACAAAAGCAAAAAGAGCGGGAACTTACGCCACAACAGCGTCAGTTTCTTGACATTCTGTTTGAAAATGGCGGAAATGTAACCGCTGCAGCCGTAGATGCGGGCTATTCCCGTGGTTCTGCAGGCTGGTTACGCAAGAACCTAGCCAAAGAGATAGTCGAACGTACACGAGACGTACTGTCTGTGAACGCTATGAAGGCTGCTACGCGGCTAATCAGTACGATTGACAACCCTATGCCCGAACGAGGTGATGATCTGCGCTTGAAAGCAGCGGAATCGCTCTTAAATAGGGTTGGAGTCAAAGCACCGGAAGAAATAAACCACAATGTAACCGCTATACACGGCGTGGTATTGCTTCCCCCTAAGAATGAAGTAGTCATAGATGGCTGAAGAAGCCCCTAAGAAGCGCGGACGACCTAAGAAAGACCCGAATGCGCCAAAAGCCACATATCACTTGTCTACGAAGGAACGTGCAAGACGTGCAACGCAGAAGCGTCTCACTGCTGCCAAGAAAAGAGCAGCCAAAACGTCACAAGCTGCAGTGGATAGAAAACAGTATGCGAAAGAACTTGAAAAGACTGCGAGTAAAGTTGAGAAAGCGCTGCAGGGCACTGATTCTGCCACAGTCGATCTTGGGGATTTGGATGGTCTACCAAGCGCAGTCAGCGATCTTGTTGGAGAGAGTGAAGTTGTATTTCAGCCGAATGACGGCCCTCAGACAGACTTTCTTAGCGCGAGTGAAAGAGACGTTCTCTACGGTGGCGCTGCCGGGGGTGGTAAATCTTTCGCTCTCTTGGCCGATCCTCTGCGCTTCTGTCACAACCCTAATCATCGTGGGCTTCTTCTTAGGCGTACTCTCGACGAACTGACCGAACTGATCGACAAGTCTCGCCAACTATATGTCAAGGCGTTTCCGGGTGCGAAGTTTCGCGAGTCGAAGTCAACGTGGGTATTCCCGTCCGGTGCAACGATTTGGTTTACGTATCTAGATAGAGACAAAGACGTCACTCGTTTCCAAGGACAGGCGTTCAACTGGATTGGCATAGATGAGATTACGCAGTATCCTACACCCTACGTTTGGGACTATCTGCGTTCTCGCCTTCGTTCTACTGATAGTGAACTCCAGCAACACTTGTACATGCGCTGCACAGCCAACCCCGGAGGAGTGGGTGGTTGGTGGGTCAAGAAGACCTATATCGATGACATCGAACCAAACAAGCCTTTTCCTGCCTTCGATATAGAAACGCAAAGAGAATACCTGTGGCCCCCCGGTCACGAAAAAGCAGGCCAGCCGCTCTTCCTCCGTAA